CCCCGCTCTGGTCGTTAAGACCGAACTACCACCTCGTGAGAGGCCGTAGGCACTGCGCCTAAGCGCGTGCGGTGGTAAGCCTAAAGCCTACCTACCCGTGCGTCTGACTGCGCACGTCCATCCTCGTCTTTCGACGTAGGTAGTTGTACCCGTCAGGTGATGAACCTGACAGTGCAGCATAGAAACGAGCCGCGTTTGCGACGCGGTGGTCTCTACCATAGTCGGTTTCATGATGAACCGGACGAGCGATCATCTCTTTCCAAGACCACCCTTGCACTGCACGAGCCTCTTTCGAGGCACGAGTAGTATGAGGGGAAGTCAAGAATCGAGGATCGCTCGGGCTGAGGCCGAAGGCCCCAAATCGTGTTTCCCGAGGTTTGTGTGACTCGAAGTCCGCCAAGCGGGGTTTTCCCGTCTGATGTGTCCAAGTCGCAACAAATCCAAGAGGACCCACGAAGCGAACGTCCTCCGGCACGAGATTAAATAAATAATCTCGCATCGATGATGTGTACATTTCGCACACATCTGAACGTTGCAGCTGATTATGGAAGGTAAAGGTCTCTACCACTGAGGATAGCGACCCTAACTCTGCTGGGCGTACATCTACCCCTTGCCAGTAATCCCCTCCACAGGATTCCCTAAACAGTCCCTTCGAGAAGGTTTTCTTCACATTGAGACTGAAGCCGAGGCGACCGAGCAAGTCGCTTACGGCGGGGAACACTGACTTGCGGACAATAATATCGTCGCCATAAGCCCGGAAATCTTCCAGGATTCGCCCCGCATTCGATGCGTGGCAGGCGGCTAAAAATATCAGCGTCTGCAAGGGGAAGCAGAATCCATTTCCCATCGAGCAGAACTTCTCATAACGGTGGATCACACCATCATAGGAGAAGCTCTGAGACCGGAGCCTACCCAAAAGGTAGAACCAGTCAGGGTCAAGGATCTTGCGTACCAATTCTGTCGATATGCTATCACTAGCGGACGACAGGTCGATGGTACAGAACCCATCTTCTTCATCAAATGAGCCTTCCCAGGCCATTTGCTGGTTACGGTTCTGATCGGTTAGATCATTGCCACAAGCTGCCAGTCGGCGACGCATCGCGCCATCGACAGCAGTTTGCAACCAGTTGTTGAGTAAGGGTTCCACGGCAATTGACCGACGCGTAAGCGTGGTCTTGGGGACGAATAGGACTGTGTTGTGGTCAACCAGCTCCACCTGGCGAGAAAACGCGCTATAGAACGCGTCATCCGAAACCAGATACTCCTGAGGGTCTACTAGACACTCAAGGACCTGTGGATGCGTGTGTGCAAACACACGCGCGTAGTCGACCGCTGCTCGTGACACCGACCATCTCTCTGCTAACAGTTTCCTGTAAGCAGAGGTAGCTTGTCCGTGGATGCCAAGAGCCGCACCGGGGCCAAAGCCCACAAGGGACGAAAGTTCCTTGTGCGTCGGAACATCGCGTAGAACATACGCGATGAAACCACGCATACGATGCAATTCATCGTGAGATAAATTGACCGTACCGTCGTTGAAGGAGTCATTAACTTCCTTGCATTTCTGCTCGGTTGCTAAGAACTTCTTGAAAGCACTTTCCTCTGCCCAAGCCGCGAGGCCTGGAACAGGGTAGTCGTACTTTGCGACGAGAGCTTTGGCTTGAGCGTAGAGGAAATACTTCCCTACAGACCCTACTTCTGTTGGGTCTGGTATGTCGAACTTTGGCAACCATTCCAATAAGCTTTCCTTGGTTAGCTTGTTGGGATATGGAGGCAAAGTCTCGGCATAACGGAATGCTACTTCCGATGCCAACACGTGGAAGAGCTCCCGGTGAATAACTGGGGCCCTCTCCTTCAGCGAAGCGTCAACGTGACGGAGACGTTTCCACTGGCGGGGGTTCATGATGAAGCTCCTGCAATCTGATTTGGGGCGCCATCAATCGTGTAACCACGATAATGGCCAGAATAGTGAGCGCGAAGCTCACTAACCATACGACATCGCGGTTCATGGCGAGGTCAGAAGTTAATCTTCTGCTTCTTCACGAACGACTTGAAGTCGGCACTGCCGACGAAGCTTGCGAGGTCGTTGCAGATCGCATCCACGTCCGCATCCGCCGTCCCGGCGGGCACGTGAAGCTCAACGTTGCCGATCATATCCCAACTGGGAGTGAGGGCGCCGGTGAGCGTCACGGTCCGCGTGGCCTTGGCAAGAGCACGGGCCACACCACTGAACACTTTCGTCGGCTTCGCCTGGGACCGCTTCAGCACGACATCGTCGCGCACAGAGGCGGTCTTGGCGGGGCCGATATAGCCAACGGCATTATTGCCGAAGGCGTCAGCGGTGTAGGTCTTGGTGTTGATCGTCAGAGACATGTGAAAAGGACATTTAGTCCGTTAGGTTGAAGAAGTCAGCCGCGTCCCGACGGCCCCTTTGCGAGGGGTTCCGTCGGCGGTCGGCCGCCAGCCTTTTGGCAGGCGACAGACCAGGGTTGGCTTTTGTTACTCTCTTGGCAGCTGCACTTAAAAGTGCAAGTGCGTCAAGGGAGCGAGTCAGCTTATCGAACTTAAAGTCCGACTGCCAACGCAGACCGGGGACAAAACGTCCCACGGTTCGGCGTGTATACTCGATTGTCCGGGTGATCGGGGGAGGTACTGAGCCGCTAAGCAGCTCAATATCAACCCGACCAGGTGCTACTCCCATTGAGGAGAATACCACCTGATCTTTGCGAACCCACCGGACCGTCGAACACATGCCGATGTTGGAGATACCCACATCTGGTACCAGCGCACCGAGGAAATCCCCGATGTTCGCAAACCAGTCCATGATGAACGAGTGAGATTTCAGTTCCCAAGGTACAGTGATTAAATCCTTGTACCCAAGGCCTAGATTTCTCATCAGCGTTAGATCAACATGGTCCAGGCTCATACTCCGAACGGACAATTCGTCCGAGGTATTCAGAGTACGACCGACGCTCCAATTACCATCGACGTTCAGTAGAGGAAGCGAACTCGTTTGTTTGTCGCTCCAACTCTCCGTCTGTCTGGTGGTTTTCAGACGTCTGCCTAGGGGTTTCTCCAGGCCTAAGAGCACAGCCTCGATGTCCGCAAGGAGCGGCTTAAAGCCGTACCGAGTCAGAAGGTATTGACCAGCCGCCTCATCTGAGAGGGCACGCACTCGTGAGAGTCCGCGCTTCCCCAGGAAGGCGTCATAGTAAATACGGTGAGCCCTCTGGAAGATGTCTTTCAACATCCCCAGAGTTTTATCAACCTCTCCGATCGTTTCGAAGAGGTTGGACTCACCAAAGCGCCCGCGCTCATTGAGAGTGGACGTCTCTGCCAAGGTCATCAGGTCTGAGATCCGCGCACTCGGTAAAGGCAACAGCCCAAGGTTCACCCTGTTCCCAATCATGGGAATAGCGAGAGTACTCCAAGCATGCGCAGAAGCATACCCCGAAGGGATGCGACTGTACTGCCTCTTGTACTCTCCAGGG